GCCCCGCCAAGCTGTTACCTGCGGGTCGACTACGTCACGCCGTAACAGCTTGGCGGGGCGTGGCGGGACCGCGGGTGGTGCCCTCCAGCCCCAGTTCCCGATCCGCATTGAGCGGAGCGCGCCCCGCCGCCCTCTTTGGAGTGACCGATGACCGATGTTCGCATGACCTTAGTTGCCTCCGTTGGCACTGCGCTGACGGCTTCATATGGGTCTGCCAAGGAAGCATCGGCGCCCATCACGACGATGAAAGCGGCCAACGCCGCCATTGACTACACGGCGTTTGCTGCGGCGCTAGCGGTGCTGGTCGCCGACGGCGCGAGCCCGACCCAGGCCCACGTAACGACGGCCAATAACGCTTGGACGACTCTCAAGGCCCTGGTCGATACCGCGATTGCGGATGCCCTTCTGGTTCCGGCGGTCAGCGCGGATGTGGTTCTGGTCATCAATGGAACGCAGGTCGTCACCAAGAATAAACTTGACGAAATCCTCCGCGGTATGCGACAATTAATTGAAGGTTCGTCTCTTTTGACGTAATGGAGTGACCAATGGCGTATGTTTCCTATGGCCTCAATCGCGGCTTCTACGAGAGCGAGCCTGACAAGATTTCCATTGGCACGGACGACGGCGGCGCGGGCAACCACGTCACCCTGGCCATGGACAAGACGAAGGGCCTCACCCGGCTCGACGTAATCAAAATCCTCGAAGCCTTCGTCCGGCGTCTCGAAGACGAACGCTTCAACGACATCGTGAACGTCTAATGGCGACCGAAGAAAGCATCAAGTACGCCAACATCAGTGCGTCCACCAGCCCGTTCGTCGTCAAAGGCGGCCGGTATCAGGCGGACGTGGTTGCGACCTTTGGCGGCGGTTCGGTGAAGCTTCAGAAGCTCGGTCCCGATACCTCGACCTACCTTGACCTGATGGCGGCATACGACAAGCCGAACGGTGTTGGCGGCACGGAGGAAGACCTCGTGATCGGCACCTTCGCGGCCAATGGCGTCAAGTCGTTCGACCTCTCGCCCGGCGATTACCGCGTCACCATCGCGACCGCCACGGGGGTTTACGTCAATCTTACGCGAGTGCCGCTCGCCTAGCGGCAGGAGACCGCCGCTGTGGTTACAGAAACCGATATCGCAAATCTTGCCATTGGGCTGCTTGGCGCGGCCGACCGGATTGCGGCTGGCGCCTTCCGCACGGAAGACAGCCACAACGCTGCGACCCTGCGCAACAACTACGACGAATGCCGCCGGTCGGAACTGCGCCGGAATGTCTGGCGCTTCGCAATCCGCACATCGGCGCTGCGCCCGGTTGGCGACTTCTCGAAACTTGTAACCTTCGGGGCCTGGGCCGTCGGTACGACCTATGCGGTCAACGACGTGGTTCTTGGCAGCGACGGCAATATCTATTTCTCCCTGGTCGCAAGCAACCTCGCGCACGACCCGATTTCCTCGCCGACTTACTGGACCCTCTACTTCGGCAGCCTCTTGGCCCAGGAATATGTCATGGCGTGGTCGGCGTCGATCACCTACGACATAGACGACCATACCGTCGGCAGCGATAGCCAGGTCTACCGTTCGCTGGTCAACACGAACCTGAACAACAATCCGGTCGGCGACGGTAATGTTCACTGGTCGCTCGCGACGGTGGTCGATGCGGACGACGATACGGAAGCAGACGACGAAGACTACTGGTCCGGCGAGATCGTGTACGTCGGGCGCAAGGTCTACCTGTCGAAAATCAGTTCGAACGATACGGACCCCGGCTCCTCCAGTTGGCTCCTGCTTACGACCACGCCGTCCCTGGTGAGCCCGAATTTCGTCTACCCCATCGGGGCCGGCCCCAGCGGCCAAGTGTCCACACGCAACGCCTACCGCCTGCCGAACGGGTTCCTGCGCCAAGCACCGGAAGACCCGAAGCAGGGTTCGACCTTGTTCCTCGGTGCCCCCAGCGCACTTGCGTACCGCGACTGGAACCTGGAGAGCGACTACCTGACGACCCGCGACAGCGGTGTGATCCTGTTCCGCTTCTCGGCCGATCTCGCCGACACGACAAAGTTCGACCCGATGTTCATTCAGGGCTTGGCCGCCCGGCTCGCCTATGACAACTGCGAGGCCCTTACGCAGTCCACCGCGAAGAAGGCGGATGCGGAGCGCGCCTACAAGAGCTACATGACGGAGGCCCGGATGGTCAATGGTATCGAGACCGGCCCCACCGAGCCCCCGGAAGACGATTACATTCGTTGTAGGGCATAAATATGGGCCACGCCAGTTTCATGCAATCCAGCTTCCTGGGCGGCCTATGGTCCCAGCTTGCCCAAGGGCGGATGGACAGCGAACGCTACAAGACCGCGCTCAACGTCTGCGAGAACTATTACCCGATCGAGCAGGGCTCTCTCCTGCGCCGGCAGGGCACACGCTTTCTCTCGCACACCCGCCGCGGTGCTACGGCGAAGCTGATTCCATTCGATTTCTCGATTGTCCAGCCCTATCAGATCGAATTCACGAACCTGTTCGCCCGCTTCTACATGGGCGTCTCGCATGTCTTCACGGACCCCTCGCACGGTATTCTCGGCATTTCCACTGCGACGCCCGCAGTCGTGACCCTCAACGAGGCTTCCGACTGGGCGACCGGCGACGATGTAATCTTCGAGATTTCTGGGCCTCCATGCCGGGCGCCGCTGCTTTGCAACCGGCAGATCACGCTCACCAAGATCGACACGACCCACTTCTCCATGGCGGATGCGATTACGGGCGCTTCGATCAACGGTACGACGATTGCCTGGACGCCCGACGTGGCGACTGGCACGGATCGGGTCTTCCGCATCCTCGAACTGGCGAGCCCCTACACCGCGGCGCAGTTGCCGGACGTTCATTATGTGCAAGACGAAACTTCGGTTGTCTTCATGCACGGCGACGTGAAGCCCTATGTCTTGGCCCAAGGCGGCACCTTTTTCACCCTCGCGGCTGCCGCATTTACGGACGGACCCTACCTGGATGAAAACACGACCACGACGACCCTCACGCCCAGCGGTACGAGCGGCAGCATCACTGTCACGGCGAGCAGCGTTACTGGCATCAATGGCAATGTTCGCTTTGCTACTACCGACGTGGGTAGGGTGGTACGCCTGCTTAGTATGCCTGCTGCATGGTCCAGCGGAAGCACTTACGCGGTGGGCGATCTCGTTACCGGAACAGACGGCCAGGTCTATTCGGCTCTCACGGCGAGTAACACAAATCACAACCCGGTCAACGACCTCAATAACTGGGCAGTGTCTGCGGCGGGCCTCGTCTGGAACTGGGGTACGATCACCGCTCGCGCGAGCACGACTTCTATAACCGTGCTTCTCGCGGGCGACACGGCGCTTCTCAACACGAATGCGACCCTGCACTGGCGTCTTGGGCTCTGGAGCGACACCACCGGCTGGCCGACTTGCGGCGGATACCACGAGGGCCGTCTCTGGTTTGGCGGCGCGGCAGGCAACCGTTTCGACGCGAGCAAGTCTGGCGCGCACTTCAACTTCTCGCCGACCTCGACCGACGGCACGGTCGCAGATGACAACGCGATTGCTGGAACATTCACGGCACAGGACGTAAATCAGATTTTTTGGTTCTTGCCGGAAGAGGACGGACTTTATGTCGGAACTCAAGCGGGCGAATGGCGCATTAAGGCGTCTTCCCTTGACGACCCCATCACGCCCACGTCGATACAGGTGCGCCGCGTCACGACGTTCGGCTGTGCTGACCAGAGGCCCCTTTGCACACCGCGCACGATCCTGTTTACGCAGCGGCAGAGGCGCAAGATTTTTGAGTTTGCCGAGTTGGAAAGCGGTATGGGGCCAGATGGCATCAATCTTTCTCAGACGACAGAGAGCATCACGGCAGGCGGCATTGACGAGATTGCGTACCAGCAAGAGCCGACGCCGATGCTATGGGCTCGCCGCTTCGATGGTAATCTCATAGGCTGTTCCTACAAGCGCAGCGCCGAAGCCGCCTACGCCGGATGGCACGAGGTCTTCCTCGGTAGCGACCGCCTGGTCGAGAGCTTGTCGGTTGGCCCCGATGCCGACGACCTTGGCGAAGCGCTCTACATGATTACCAAGCACCCGACCGACGACACCAAGCCCCGGTTCGTGGAAATGCTCACGCCGATGTTTGACGACAACGTGAAGGATTGGAATGCGTGGTTCGTGGATGCGGGCGTCGTGCCTTGCTGTGCTGAACTGACGGGCAATCTATCGGTTGG